TCCCTTTTTCTTCTTTTGTTTTTGTTTTTTTCCTTAAATTATCCCGGGGGCCTGTCCCTATCGGGACTGTCCCCCTCTTCGGGCTGGGCTTAAAAGGACAGGTTTCCTTAGTGTTTTACACCATCACAATAAATATCCTTAGCCGAACAATTAAAGGGCAAGTTCAAATAATCTAAATACATAATCCTAGCCTTAGAAATATCAGCACTAAAAAAATTTAAAATATAATTAACATCAACAAAAGAATCACAATCACTAACATAAAACCTATGAGAAGTAAACATATTCATATATAAATCAGAAAGACCAGCTTTTTTGGGATTCAGATGAATATACTTAACAAGTTCAGTAAGATAAATGTCATAATTACATCCCTTAGATTTAAATCGTGAGCCAAATACTCTGCCACTATGCTTGTATTTTTTATTGAAATAAAATGTATAAGATTGTTGAATAAACTTCATAATTTTGCTGAGATCTTCCCTCTCTGCTTTCAATAAAATATGTATATGATTATCCATAATAGCAAAAGCAAACACCCTAATATTTAAATCATCCTTAGATAATTTAATAAGATTAATATAATAATCCTTATCGCTTTTATCCAAAAAAATTTTTTCACGATTATTAGCCCTTGCAAAAACATGATAAATGTCTGTTTCAGAATACTCTCTAGCACTTGTTGGCATCACATCACCTCTTTTAAATTATAACATAATAAAACTTTTCTTAATTTAATAATTTGTTTTTTTAATTTAATCGGGGGACATATTCTCTTTTTTGAAATGTCAGGAACTGTCCCTTTCTTCCTTAATTTTATTTTTTTCGGGGGACTGTCCCTGTTGGGACTGTCCCTTTTCTTATAATTCCCTTTTCTTCCCAATATATAATGACAACATATTGACAATACACGAATAAAACCCTATAATCAAAACAAAGGAGATGAGCCTATGACAAGCACAAATTTAAACATAAGAACAGATAAAGAAATAAAAGAAAAAGCTGAAAAAATTTACTCAAGCCTCGGTTTAAATATGACAACTGCAATTAATATTTTTTTAAGAGCAAGTATCAGAAAAAATGGAATCCCCTTTGATTTAAAACTCAATGTCCCAAATGACGAAACTTTAAAAGCAATAAAAGAAGCAAGAAAAATTGCAAAAGATAAAAATGTTCAATCCTATGACAGTATAGAAGAATTGAGAAAAGACCTTGAAATATAAAATAAAATACACAAATAGATTTAAAAAAGATTTAAAACTTCTCAAAAAGCAAGGAAAAGATATAAATAAACTATTTTATATAATTGAGAAAATTGCAAAGGGAGAAACTCTTGAAGATAAATACAAAGACCATTCGTTAAACGGAATCTATAAAAAAACAAGAGAATGTCATGTTGAAACAGATTTATTACTAATCTATGAAAAATTTGAAGATATTTTAGTTTTAACCTTGGTGAGAACTGGTTCACACTCAGATTTATTTAAATAAATATAATAAGTAAAAAATTAAGCGTCTAAACCATTAGATGCTTAATTTTTTCGTCTAATCTGGGGACAGTCCCCCTTTATTTTCCTTTTTTGAAATGTCAGGGACTGTCCCTCTTGGGACTGTCCCTTTCTTCCTTGATTTTATTTTCTTCTTTAATTATTTCGGGGGACAGTCCCGAAGGGACAGGCCCCCTTTATTTATTTTTTGAACAGTCAGGGACTGTCCCTATTGGGACTGTCCCTTTTCTTACCTTAGTCTTAATTTCCTTAAATTTTTTCAAAAAATGAGTAACAACTTTTTTAACTTTTTCATATATATAATACAGGAGGTGAAAACAATGGCAAAGGTCAATGTTTCAAGAAAATTAAAAACTAAGTTAAACGCAGGCTTGGGAAAGAATGGCAAAGAAAGCTATAAGACAATTTCCCTTGACAGAGTAGAAGAAAATGTCTCTACCGAAAATGCCTTAAAAGTTGGCGAATTTATTGGAAAAATTATCGACAAAAAGGTTAAGTCTGTAACTAAAGTTAGTGAAGAAGAAATCACAAGTGAACTATAAGAAAGGAGAATTAAATGAGTAAATCTTTAAGACTTGAATTTGAAGATCAAGAAGAAAACAAGGCGACTATATCCATAAGTGAGCCAAAAGATAGTTTAACTAAAGCGGAAGCCAAAGAATTTGGAGATTTTTTAGTTACCAACTCAATTGTCAGGGGCAAAAAAGCCAAATTAAATAAGTTTGATAAAGCTTTTATAGTCACTCGTACAGAAGTTGAATTAGTTTAAGGACTAAAAAATGATGGATGAACTTTTACAAAATATTGCCAACATTGGCTTTCCAATAGCTTTGTCGGCATATCTTTTGGTAAGGCTTGAAAGCAGAATGGAGGAGCTTAAAGCCTCCATAATTAATCTCACAAAAGCGGTGGAAGAATTTTCCATTAAAAGGGATTAATTTTTTTACATAATTTTGGACTGGCGAAGGTTTCTTTGCTGGTCTTTTTTTGTTGCAGGAATAAGAGAAAAGAAAAAGGTAAATAGGGGGGAAGTCCCCGATTGAAGGGAGTCTGTCCTTAGTCGTAAAATTCAACAATCAGCCTTCGCTTCGCTTGGCTTCTTGTGAATTTCTGACATGAGACCTGCCTCAAAATCAAAGATTTTGGGCTAGGGCTTCAAGGACTGTCCCCCGAAAAAAATCAAAAAAGTTAAAAAACAGGGACAGTCCCAATAGGGACAGTCCCTGAAAGATTTTGGGCTAGGGCTTCAAGGGACTATACCTGTTAAACTCCCCCGATTAAAAGAAAAAATAAAAAAATCAAAAAGCTTTTAATCTGCTTCTTTCTTTATTTTTTCCCAAACTTCTTTAAATAGTTTTGTGAAGCTTTTTTCTACATCACTTCTTAATTTTTCGTAATTTTTTATATATTCATAATATGTATATTTCTTTAGCTCTTGAGTTTCTATTGACTCTATTTCAATTATCCCATCTTTTATAAGAATATCTTTATCTAATTCTCTTGCAAAAATATATTCATTGTAGTTTTTTATTGCATCTAGTGCTTCTATATCATCATCATGATTAATGTTAAAAATAATCTTGTAATAAAGTTCTGTAACTTTATCCTTATCTTCTCTTTTTATTTCTCCATTTCTTGTGAGTTTTAAGTATTCTGTTAAATTATTATGTATCCTATGTAGCCACTTTATTCTCTCTTTGGTGACAATTTCTTTAAAGGACTTTTTTCTGTTGATGTTAAAGCCTTCAAAAACTCCTGCTGCTGTTATAAGGGCAGGTAATATTTTCTTAAGATTTGAAAGAAAATAATAAGTCCTTGTGTCTTCTTTGCAAGAAAGGAAAAGATAAATAAGAAGCAAAAGGAAAACGAAAAGGCATAAAAAATGTCTTTTGATGAATGAATTTTTTATGCAATTATTGACTTTTTCGGGGACAGTCCCCGTTAAATTTGGTGTTTTTAAAATTAGATTGGTTCATGTTAGCATCTCCTTAAGCTAATTATAGCAAATAAATTTTTTGTGAGAAAGAAAAAAGGGAAAAAGAAAAGAAAAGTAAAGAAAAAAAGTTAAAAAAAGGGACAGTCCTCGATTGAAGGGGGTCTGTCCTTAGTCGTAAAATTCAACAATCAGCCTTCGCTTCGCTTGGCTTCTTGTGAATTTCTGACATTAGACCTGCCTCAAAATCAAAGATTTTGGGCTAGGACTTCAAGGGTCAGTCCTAAAAAATCAAAAGAAATGGGACTGTCCTCAATTGACTGCAAGAAAAGATCAAATGAAAAGGGACAGTCCCTAATAATACAAGAAGAAATCAAAGAAAAGGGACAGTCCCAAGAGGGACAGTCCCTAATACATACAGTTGCCAGTCCCTAATACATATGTAAAAAGAAAAACTCAAGGTTTCCCTTGAGTTTTATCTTTAAATTAAACTAATAATTACTTATTTAGTTTCTATTTGTGCATCAAAAGCTTTTTGTGCAGCTAATAAGGTAGTTTTTGCATTGCCTAAATCAGTTTTAGTAGCCTTTTGCATATCTTTACCAGTCTTATCTACATCCTTTTTTGCAGCTTCTTCTGCAGTTTTTATAGCTTCTTTGAAAGTTTTAATATTTTCTTCAGTTGCCCATTTTTTATCTTTTGCAACATCTGATCCATCAGCAGATTTAACTACGCTATCTACAAGTTCATTTGCTTTTTTAATAGCTTCCTTTAATTCAGCTCTTGCTTCAGCATTAGCTTTAGCAGTATCAATATAATCTTGTTCAGTAGTAAGGTTAAATTCTAGACCTCTTGGATTTCTAGAAAATAGATATTTTCCAGGTAAGTTTGCAATATCATTAGTTGATAAATTATCTTGAGCTTCTTTAACAACCTTATATAATTTTTGAAGTTCTGCATAATTTGCTTCAGATGCTGGGAATACAAGTTTATAAGCATCAACTGCATTTGTGTAAGCTAGTACACCATGATATACACTTTCAACTGGTCTATCAGTACCATCATTATATCTGAAGTCATAAGCAGTTTGAACACCCTTATCAGTGTAAACATAATCTACTTTGAAAGCAAACATATTTGCTTTTCTAGCAAATTCTGCTAATTTATCAGCAACAGCTTTGTTTACTCTGAATACTTGTGGTCCGCTCATAGCATCAGCATCTAATAGATCTCTTTCAACGTCAATAACAACATTTGAATATAAAGCGTCAACTGGTGTAACTTCAATAATTTTACCAACTCTTTGTTTTGCGTTAACCATTGGAAGAACACCTTTGATAGATCCTTCAAGAGCTGTATCTTTTGGTAAGATAGAAATTATTTCAGCTACGTTATTAGCTTTATCTGTTTTGTGATTTTCAACTCTAAATTGAATTACAGAATCTTTTTCTAACTTGTTAAGTTTAGTGAAGATATCTGCTTTTCTGATATCAAGAGTTGTATAATCATTGTATCTGTCAACAACTCTTAATTCATCGCTACTTGCATATACAACTTTAACTACTGGATATTTTACAACATCTGAGTGGTCAATCTTGATTTCTGCTTGTTGATTTGATCTCCATCCAAATACTTCAATTACATCATAAAGATCTCCATCATAATTGAATGGGAATCCGAATGTATTTGAAGAGTTATCTCTTTCAAATCTCTTACCATCAGTATTTTCAACTGTAGTAATGTAATTTGATCTAGTAGTGCTTACTACTCTGTAAAGATCTCCACCTTGTTCTTTAGAAACAACGTTAAATACTATAACTTTAGCAGTGTGTCTATCAGTTCCAACACTAATATATTTGTATGTTGGGTTAAGGCTTGTGCTATCATAACCTGCATATACGTTTGGAATTCTGTATCCATTGTAATTTTGGAATCCGATTAAAGAAAGAGCTTCATTAATTCCAGAAACCTTCTTCATAATATTGTTGTATGGGTTAGCTACATAAATTTCAGTGCTGTCATTAATAGCTAAACTAATATCTTTACTTTTAGTATTTTTTGAGAAGTAGAAATTAATAGTCTTTGCAGAAGTTCTATCAGAATTGAAACCAATTGTTACATAAGAACCGATATTGCTTGTGTCTCTTCCAACTAGTGTACCCAAGTCATAAGGTGCAGTTTCTGCTGTATTTTTAGCAACATCTTTCCACATACTGTTAGGTTCTGTTGTACCTTCAGTAGCATTTACTGCCATTTGTTTTGGATCACCAAGTACAAGAATGTGAGTAACTTCGTTCTTGTCATTAACTAGAACTCTTACTAGAGATCCTAGATAATAAGCTTGATTACGCATTAATGTAACAAGTTCAGTGTTGCTTCTATTTTTAAAACTCTTTAGACTGTTTACTAATACTGTTTTTTCAGTAATTTTATATTCTTTCTTAGTATCTTGGTTTAGTTGTAATTTGTTATTATTTAAATCAGAAAGGATTCCTCTAACTTCGTTATTTGGAACTTGTTTGAATTCTTTCATAGCAAATAATGCATTGTAAACCATTGTGAAAGCGTCAGCTCTTGTTGCAAAAGCGTTAGAATCTTCGATTTTTACATCTTCTAAGATTCCAAGTTCTTTAGCCCATAGCATCCAGCTTGTTGCCCATTTAGCATTTTTAACCATATCTTCTGTTAAATCTTTTTTAACTAGAACAACTAACATTTTTGCAAGTTCTGCATATGTTACGTTTTTATCTGGTTTGAAAGATTTGTCAGGATATCCTGCTAGCATAGCAATTTTGTTAGCATCTGATGGTCTAGTAGTACCAACAGAGATAACTCCGTTTGCCCAGTGTTTAGTGTCAACATCTGTGTAAAGTTTCATAGAACCTTGTAGTGAATTAGCTAATTCTTCATTACCGTTAGCTAATACTAAAAGTCTTGTGATTTCAGCTCTAGTGATATTTTTGTCATATCCCATAGAACCATCTTCGTAACCTTTAACAAATTTCTTGTCAACGATGTATTGGATTTTGTTATCTTTTCCAACTACTTTTTCGACTTTTTCGCCAGCTTTTGGAGCTTCTTTTTTAGTTTCTTCAACTTTAGCATCCTTTTTAGCTGGTTCTTCTGTTTTTTCGGCTGCGAAGACACTTGTGAATGTTCCAAGTACCATAACTAGTGCTAGTACTAAGGAAATTACTTTTTTGTTCATAGTCTTGCGACCTCCTTAAAAAAATTTTTGTAGACTCTACAAAAGTCTTGTTTCGGATAAACCGAACAGAGGTGCAATTAAACGTCCTTGCGAATATTTAATTGTCATTTTCCTCTTTACAAATACTATTATACACTAAATTTTGTAAAGTAAAGTTACGTTTATATTACAAAAATTTGATGTATGAAACATTTAAGAAATATTTTTAATATTTATAAGTGCTTTTGTATTTGTTATATGAATTATAGCAGATTGAATTTATAAATGTCAATTTTTTATTAGCTATTGAACTTATTAGTAAAGTAAGTTGGGGTCCTTTGTATTTATTTTTTATATGATATATGGGAGTTTTCTTGAAGTGTAGGGATTTTTTTAAATTTATATGAATTTTTTATTTTTGTTATTTTTTAATTCTTATAAATTTTATGTAAAGAACTTGAAAATTATAATTTTTGATGATATAATAAAAAAGGTCATGGCGACATAGCCAAGTGGTAAGGCACGGGTCTGCAACACCCTCACCGCCGGTTCAAATCCGGCTGTCGCCTCCATCTTTTTGCTTAGTTTTTACTAAGCTTTTTTTTTGCTTTTTTTTGACTTTTCCCTTATTTTCTTTATTTCATAAAAAAAGAGCCTTGAAGGCTCTTTATCTCTATTAATTTTCCTATTAATTTTTATAAATAGTTTTGTTGCAAGTTTAGATAAAAGTGATTTTTAGATCTATTAGACCTACGTTTCTTATAATTTAGATTATTTTGGTGCAGGAAACCCAGTGCCATATAAATACGCACAAAAAGTTATAGTTTTAGAAGTGGCATAATAATAACCCTGCTTGATGCAGGGCTTATTTTTATTCTTTATCTTTTTTTATTCCTACTTTATATTTTGCTTGTTTGTTAAATTCTTCTATAATCGGTTTAAAATATTTTTCTTCTGCTGCTTTTCTTGCTGCTGCTGCTTCTTCTAAAGACTCATATACCCCTAAATATTTTTGCTTGCCTTTTATCTGAATGTATGCCCTATACTTGTGCAGTCTTTCAATATAAGATACACCTTTGACCCCAGATGTGTTTGTAACTGGAGTTTTCATAGTTATACCATAAAGACTTGTGCCTTCAACTCTTTTAGACTGTAGTTTTTCGGTCCCCAAGTGCTGAATTTTGTCAAAATCTTTATAGCCCTCACTATGATAGCAACCACATGACTTATAGTACCCAGCTAAAAGTTGACTGCCTAAAACCTCTATCTCTTTTCCACAGTCGCATCTGCATATATATCTTGAATAGCCTTTATCAAAATTAATTCTTCTTATGGGCGTTAGTCTGCCAAACTTTTTCCCCAATACTTTTTTATCAGTGTTTTGATATACCTTTTTTAACTTTTCATCCATAATTTTTTAAAAAATTTTCTCTTTCTTCTATCCAAGCTTTAACTTCTTCCAGATCATCAAAACCTGCAAAAGTGGTTACATACTTTTTACATCCGCTTTTGGCTCTACTTTTATCTTTTACATCTTTATTTGCAGCATCCCACTTTCTTGATGCTCTTCTTTGTGCTTCAGATGTCTTTAACTCCTTCAAAATATCAACCCCCATAAATTTTTATTATGGGAGGATTGCTCCTCCCGTTGTTCTTATGGTTCTTTCTTCTTAGTAAATTTCATATCTTCCATCGTAGATACCGCTTTTAAGTTGTTCAAATGTAAGCCCATCTTGTCTTACTGATGCGTTTTGTTTTTCGTCATACTTATAAGCATATCCTGTAGTCTTGTCAGGCTTTACTATATTTATAACTTTTCCATCTTCAACTGTAACTTCGTAACTTCTAATTCTTCTAAATTTTATCATTTTTATTATCTCCTTTGTTTTTTTAATTGTTATTTCCTTATCTTTAATTATATTATACTACCGACTTATATATAAGTCAACACTTTTTTTAAAGTTTTTTTAAAATTTTCTATACAAAAAAATAAGGTCAAGACCTTATAGCCTTGACCATTACCTTAATCTTCCTTTTTTAGTTTTTCTGTATTTATTACGTTAACCACAGGAGCTTTTACTTCTTCTTTCCACCTGTTTAATTCCAAAACTGATGCTTCAATCATGTCATCAAGTTCCTTTTCGCTAATTTTTATTCCTTGTTCATTAAGTCGCATTAGTACATATTGCTTTTTCAGCTGTCCTTGTCCTGTCTTGGTATAAATTTGTTCTGCCGCCTTTACAGCAAGATCCACTGCCTCCATAACACTAAGTACTTTATCTCTGCCATATTTTTGTTTTAAGTATGGTATCAAAACCCCAGTAATTAAAACAGATACAATAGATAAAATTACATAAAAAATATTAACCGCATTCATAATAATTGTCCTCCTTAGAATGTCTTATTTTCGCTTTCTTAATTCTTGCAAGTTGCCATAGCTCCACAGTAGTAAAAGAAAACCAAGCACCTATCAAGGTACTCGGCTCCATACCCGTTTTAAAAAAAGCTATCAAAACAACAACAGTAAATAAAATATTACAAGAGATGATAAAGGACACCCAAAACTTGCTATACTGCCCCTTACCTCTTCGTCTTTTCCTAGTCGACATAGATTTTCCTATCTTTCCAACTTACAGTCATACCCAAGGTCTCAAAGAAATCTCTCACAGAAATATTTTTGCCCTTAACTGTAACATAAGATACGTTATCAATCAAAATTGCAGACTTAACCTCTTTACCCCTTACCACAAGAGGAACATAGATTAAATCTTTTTTGGGTGGGCTTGGGTAGTCTTGGGTAGGCTTGGGTATTTTACCCTCACTAGAAACCTCTAAAGCCTTAATCCTATATGCCCTTTGCCAACCAAGTCTTTTTATACTTGAAACCTTAGCTCTAGGCTTTATAGCCTCAAGCACTTTCCCATCTCCTAGATATATCCCAGTATGACCATAATAATAATCAATATTGGGTTTTTGCCACCAGAGGAGATCTCCTCTCTTAATATCTTTCATTGGAATTTTATACATCCTAGGGTCCCCATCACGCATAAACTTCGTAGATATAGTCCTTTGAGTTTGGCTTAAATCTAAAAGCCCAGTGTCCCTTAAAGCCTTGTATGGGATAGATGAGCAGTCGCTATAACCCTTTTCCATTCTCTTTGGCTGGGAGTATAAATCACCCTCATAAACCATAGCCGCCTTAATAAATTTCTCTACCTTATTTTTATCTAACATTACATCACCCCTTAACTAACTTTGCTATTATGCCAGTCACAATGGCAGTAATTACAATAGTTACTATTGTGTCTTTATATTTGTCATAAGCTTTTTTAGGCTTGTCAGAAATCTCTATAAGCGTTGCGTTCATAGTCTTTAACTGGTCTTTTATAAAGTCCAAGTCCTTTTGAAAGAGTTTTATGCTAGTATCTTGTATAGAGTTATCTGTTGCAATTTTGTCTATTTTAACCTCATGGTCTTTAAGGGTGGCTTCGTGCCTATCCGCAATTTTTTCCAGTAGCACTATTCGTTGTTCGTGGTCGTTGCATTTTTCTTCCATATGTCACCTTCTTTATAAAAAAAAGAGAGAGTTTTTATCCTCTCTCACTTAAAAATCTTGTCCAGTGATTTCCTTAAATTCCTCTTTTGTGATTTCTCCAAAAGGATTTAATTCAGTTTTTACTGCCATTCTCATAGTGTCAATATCTGCCCATCCGTATTCCCATGCCATTTTCCAAAAAGTCATTGTAATTTACCTCCTTGTAGTTTCATCATTCCTAATTTTAGCTTAGTTACTTCCTTACCTAAGTTAGTGTTGACTGCTTTTTCTTTCATATTTTCAATCTTTAACTTAGTTATTTCTTTTGCAAGTGTGTCTGTCACACTCGGCTCTGCAACTTTAGGTTTTTCTACTGGGTCATTATTTCTTTGAGCGTATAACTCAATAATTTTGTCCCTTTCTTCCTCTGTTACTAGGACTGGGTGTTCAACTGTTCCTTTTTTCCCAGTAACTTCTTCAACTATTTTAAAACCTAAATTTCTATCTAATGGTTGCCATGTTATTTCGCAACCTGATTGAATAAATTTATACATTATTTACCTCCTTAGAAATATCAAATACCAAACAAATAAAGGCGTATGATTCGCCAAATGTGTCCTTATATGCTGCGACAATTTGAGAGCCTGGAGTCGCATAAAATCTATTAACTCTACCATGATCAATATTAGCGTCACTAGTACGTGAGCTCGCTAACGAATTGTTAAACCCCAAGTGAGTAACTTTCGTTGCATCAGCCCCTACAATCTCCACTACAAATTTATTATCAATATAACCAACCCACAACTCTCCGTCTGGCACTTGCATTTTTTCATTGTCCTTTAACGCTACTGCGATTGTTCTTTTTAGTTTCATGCTAAGGTCACCCCCTTAGCTAATTTATTATATAACCTTAAATGCAACCCCTGAAACGGAACCGCTTCCAGTGATTTTAGTACCCCCCCCCAGCATAATACTGTCATGTAGCTTACCATATCCCAAACCAGCATTTACAGCTACTCCATTTATATCAGCAAGTCCCGAACGTGTTCCTTTCCACACCTCATCTTTTGGAACTTCTGTTTGTTCGTTATCGTTTAAAACAACATTTATATTCCTATCAAATTTTAATTTTGCCATATTATCACTCCTTAACTATAAGCAAGTATTTGCTCTAATATATCGCTATTTATTTCTTCCTTAAATTTCTTTAACTCTTGAGCTATCAGGGCATCTACTTCTTTTTTTGTGTATCTTTTTTTCATCTCATCTTCTAAAGCCTTACCCCTAGCACCATCAAAAGCAGTATCCTTGACCTCTCCTATCTTAAGTTGTGGAGATAACTCAACATAGCTAGACCCAGTCCACCTATATATCATACTGCTAGACTTATCTACATATAATTTTTTGACATCTCCAGTAGACGGGAAGTTACCTCTTGCCTCATACATCAAGACATCTTTATAGACATCAAGGTCAGGTAGTTGACTTACAAGTACCTGACCCTTTTCGTCGAGGTCAGCTTTTTTCTTTAAAAGATCCATAAGATTAACCCCGTCTGTACTCAGTACATCAAGAGCATCGTTGACAGCCTTTATCAGCTTGTCAATCTCATCCATGTTGTAATTTAAGTCACCGACAATGACATAATCATCTGCCTCCGGCTTATTTAGTTTATAATTTTTTGTTTTTAACACCTATTATCACCCCTCATACTCGTTAAATTTTTTCCAACTTATCGGCTCTAAATCTCGCCATCTTATATCTTTTGTCGCCTCTTTCCAAGTCTTTTGAGTGTAGGTAAATTTCCAGTCTAGGTCGGCTGGCATATTATTTTTTAGCATACGCTCAAACTCATCAAGATTATTAGGTAAGCCATTTGCCACAAAGCGTATTTCAAAGACATAAGGATTTTCAGTTTTTAAAACCTCAACCCCAGCATCATTATTAGAAAAGGCACTACATAGTTGCTTTATAGCTTCCTCGTCTGTTTGTTTGTGCATAAGATTTAAGACTGCTTGTATCTGCCTTCTCCTTTGCTTGTAGGTTATGTCAGGGTCTGTCCTTATACCAAGTCGCTCCTCAAAGTAAGGGAGCATCTCTATGGCACTATCAAGATTAAGATTCCTATCCACCCTTGCTACTTGTTCCTCCATGTATCTGTAAGACACATCAAGCACTCTACAAAGACTTATAAAAGTTAGATTTATTTTGTCATACCAAGGCAAAAAGTACATCAGCATTTCAAAGAAATTAATTGCAGATACAAAGATTGCCACCTGCATGTCCGTTTCTTCCTGCATTACTAAGGTCTTTGGCATAAGTTCGGACACTAAAATAGAGACATCTGCCATTTCTGTGTCTGTCTCCATTCTTACCTTACCCCTATCAACTTTTACTCCCTTGGCTTTTAATTCCTGGTCCATCTCCATAAGTACCAAGGCAAAGTCTTGCCATTGGTTATTTCTTAGACTAGACCAGGTCTTTTTTTTGACTGTCCCATAAGAGGACTCAAAAATTATTTTCCCCATACTATCTCAACCTTATTATCATATAGCCTCTAGGTATCTTGTATTGACTTGCTACCCCTATGGACTTAACCACTTCGGGAGTACCCTCCCAAATTTTGTTGCCACCACTTAGAGCATCGTAAAGGCTTATCTTTGTTATATTCCCCCAGTCCTCTTGGGCGATTGGAAATTCAATATCTTTAGAGTTTTGCACTTGTCCGTTTGATGGTTCTGTAAAAGATACAGCCACCCTCTTATAAGACCCTGCCTTCACTTCCTCTGTGTTTTCTAAGGCACAGTAGACCTGCCTTGATATAAGACTTTCCTTTAAGACCCTATTCTTTTCTACCATTTGCATATTATTCATCTGTTGTCACCCCCCAAACTTTCTAATGCTGGTACTTCGGTTTCTTTTAATTCCACATTTCCTAAACTGCCATTAAGTTTTAAGTCATCATAGTCGGCGACTCCAGGGACCTTAAGTATTTCAGCTCCCACCTTAGCATAGGAAACAATATTTTCTTTAAAGGATATACTGTAAAAGTATTTCTCTATCCTGTCTTTTATTTCTTCCTTAACCTCTATTAAGTTGGCATTTTGAGTGAGTTTAATTTTTACATCGACTTTAACTTTTTTTGTTGTTGCACTCTCAACTGTTAGGCTCTCATACCTTATGGGAGCTTCTTCAAGGATATGCTTTTTGACCTTTTCTATTAGGTCAGGTCCTACTGCCTTACGATTAAGTCCTATAACAACAACCTTAACAGTGCCACCACCTTGCCAAGTTCTAAAGACCTTAGCGTTCCAAATTCCGTCGACTTCCGTTGCCCATAGCTTATAGTGGGCAGGATTGCCAGCCTTTGGTGGGTGGAGTAATTTCTCCAGGTATCTCTCCTTTAAGTCATCGTCAGTTTCTTGGTCATAGCCATTGTTAATCTCTTTTGCGTTGGATATGTTATCCACTCCCATTATTTGAGGATTGGACTTATCAATTGCATTAGGTAAGACATTGGCATCTCCACCATAGGTCACAGACTTAACCTTAATTGTGATATTACCTGTATCAGGTATTACATAATCTCGGTCAATTCTAAATTCAAGGCTACCTGCTAAAAATACAGTTTCCTTTGGGATAACAGTCTTAGGCAGACCAGTTATTGTCACTTCTCCACTTGACTGTGTGGCTTGTTTTCTTTTGATACCTGCTATCTGCAAGACTCTTGCATCAAGTTCCTCGTCCTCGAGATTCATGACATCAAACTTTTTAAAAAGTTCTAAAATTACCCTTTGAAAGTCCTCAAAAACTATTGCCGCCGCCGATAAGATATCATAAGAAAAGCTATTAGGAGTCTTGTCCTCTGTGTTACTTAGATTGCTAAGCATTGACTGTAAAAATTCTTCTTGCGTTTTTTCTTGCATTTACTCACCTCCTAATACTTAGATTGTTCATTTCTAATTTTCCGTAGATTGTTATGGCTCTAAAGTCTATATATAGTGTACCCTCTTCAAACTTAACCCTAAATTCTTCTAGCCTTATGATGTAATCTTCTAAGGCTCTTTTTATAGCTTCTTTTACAAATCTTTCTGCCTCGGAGTTTACATAGCCTTGAGTATAGGCTTGACCTATAAGAGTTTCTAACTCATGACCATAGGACCAAGGAAAGACTACCCAACGATACCTCTCCGACATAAACAACTTCCAAAGTTTAACTTTTAAAGCCTCGTTTTCGTAGACAAAGTACATTTTTTCGTCCCTTGTCTTAAACCTTGCCCTGTCCATGTCATAGGCATATTCCTTAGCTACTGGTTTTTCTATAAAATTTTCTTTGACTAGCTGCGGATCCATAAAAGGATAAAAGTCAGCCATACTTACCACCTCGCTATCTTATAAATTACATAGAGAGTTTGCTTGTCCTTGGACTGTAAGCAAGCCACCAAGTCCCCAGCTTTTAACTCATCCTTAAATATGATTTTAGCCTTGGGAAAGCCACCTTGCACGTGAGAGTCCCCTCTACTGTCACTGCCAGTTAGTTGTGCCATTGGAATTTCTATTTCCCTTGTATGACCCTTGACCCAATATTCATCAAGTTTAATGTTGTTTTTCTTGTAGTCGATGTCCCTAACCTTAACTACTAGGTCAGGCAGTGGACTTATGACCTCTCCAGTCTCACAGTAGGGTAAGACCTCTATTTCTGGACTTGGGTCAAATAAATTTACAATTTCTTGTGCTCCGTTTTGTTTTTCCTGCATCTTTAACCCCCTACATACCTATAAGCCTTGGAAAAGGTCCTGCCTTTTTGATTGCTTACACAGACTCCACTATATCCAAGGATCCTTTTGCTAACTCCACCAGACTCTATTATCCTTGTGGCATCATACTGCATGGCTACGTGTCCTTGTTGCCAAAGTACATCTCCAGGTTTTCTTTCGTTAAAGGGTATTTCTTTAAAGCCTAGAGCTTTAGGATTGCTCCTTATACCTGCCGATGTAATTCTTGTCGGTATATTTGCACCTGCTTTTTTGTATGCCCATGTTACAAAACCTGAGCAATCAATGCCAGTCTTAGGGTCTGTTCCGCCCCACTTATAGTGAGTGCCTTTGATGGTTTCTCCTATCTGGATTGCTTTTTGCCCTGTGGTTCCACTAGGGCTGATGCTAGAGCTTACACCGCTTGCCGAATTGTCGCCGTCAGATTCTTGTGAAGTGTCTATATCCTCCATAACATTGTCATAGGATAATTCAAGGTCGACTACATGATAGTTATTAGCAAAGGTGTGTTTGTCAGAGATGATATAAAACTTGCCATTAAGACCTGTAAAAGGCTCCTTGATTATAACTGCATTACCAGTTATAAGGTCAAAGTCCCCCTTAACTCTTACGCTTGCAGTCCTTTCGATATCCTTTAACATTCCCTTGGCTCTCGCCTCTGGGGCCTCGTCTTTTTCTTGTCGGTAGACTTCGACAATCCCACCTTCCACGTCATTGGTAACCTCGCCGATTAGCTTGCCTTCGGTGTCAAACATCTTAACCTTAGATACTACATTTTCAGAGTTTTCTCCATATGTCGCATTATATAAATTACTCTTGCCATCAAGCACATACTTGGCAACAATCTTGCCCTGCTCTACTATGTCAACTGCTCCATTATTCATCCTTATCATATAAGGCTTGCCAGTCTTTTCATTTTCCATCTTGTAGGCGGTAAAGACGATATTGTAAATAGTTTCAAGGTCAAACTTTCTGTCTATTGGGCTTCCACTTTCTGCCTTGCCTACATTAAGTCCTATGGATCCAAAGGCTTCCCTTGCTATGGCATCAGGTGTCTTTTTCTCAAAATTAAAAGTCCCCTTGCTTTTATTTGCAAGTATCAGCTTATCAAGGCAAGTTGCTGACATTATGTTGTTGTCTATGGATTTTTCCTTGCTAAAGACAAGTCCATCAAATAAGACTTTTCCGTCATTATTAATTAGTTGGACTTTAGCATTCATCGGGACTGTAATTTTTGGTAGGTTTTTGTCCGTACCACTGACCACCACACCAAAGTCTAATTGCCTTGCAGCTTGGCCCTTATCTCCACCCCAAGTGACCTCGTTATAAAATTGGGAGATATCCTTGCCATTAAGTATTAGTTTCATAGCTTGATACCCTTCCCAGCAATTAATTTTTTAAGACCACTTTGTTTTAAGAGTTGCTTGCCATTTTTACCATTACCAGTTATTTTTTTGCCTAAAGACCAGACTGTGTCATATTTACCAATTGTTAGTAGTGCCGCAGTAGGTAACGCTACTCCAGCAAATCTTTTAATATCATTTACCTTTATAGTTCTTTTAATTTCTGGCGGCTCATACTCTGTGGCTTCTATTCTTACGTACTCACTAAGGGCAAGACTGTAATAGACATCGCCAGTTCCGTCCTGCTCTCCACTGGTGTAGCTATCAATTAAGACCTCAAAATTATGTGGTGTCTCTGTGATTATTAACCTTATAGGCTCGTCAGAGTTTGCCCAATTCCTTATTTTATCGTCATAATAAAAAGGATCTAGGATGACATCACTTGACTCTAAAAAATCATAGTCCTTACTTGGAAAAAAACTCTCAATTGTAAGACTTCTAAGTCCTTTCTTACCTTTGAGGTTTACAGTTCCCACCTCGTTTAGGGTTTCTGTGTTGTTATTCTGTGGCTCCTCGATGTTATAAAAAGGGGTGATTGGGAGCCTCAACCTCTCCCCTTGATGTGTTAACCATACTTCCATTAAGTTAAGCCCCCAATCCTATTTTGTTTAGCAATTTTTAATTTATTTGCTATTCCATTTACTATCCTGTCTATGTCTGCATTTTCCCTTACAACAACTTGGTCAGCTATCTTAGGGATTGTAATTGTGACATTGTTGTTTTTGGTATTGCCCATCTTGTAAGCCTCTACCACTGACTTATCATGTGGCATAACTCTACTACCTCTTGGCAAGTCAACAATTTCTCCGCCTCTTTCGTGGACCTGTACAAGTCCGCCCTTCCAGAAGTTAGTACCCTTGGCTAGTTGAGGTATTAGAGGTATGTTAATTCCCTTACCACCTGCTAGAGGTACCCAGTCAGGCACTTGGATTTTATTAAGTCCACCAATACCACGGTTAATAAAGCTTATAACCCCGTTCATCACTGATTTTACAAGGGTTTTAACTCCACTAAAGATAGTTCTAAATGCACCAACTACACCATTCCAAGCACTGTTCCAAGCACCTAGGAAAGTACCAGTTATAAAAGAGATTATGCTGTTAAATAGCGTTTTTGCACCCTCGATAAAGCCTTTTATAACCTCAATAATGTGGTTAAATACATTACCTGCGACCTCTTTAAAGTGATTAAACTTGTTAACTACTGCATTTATAACCTTGATAACTACTGGCTTTATTTTCTTCCAGTTGACAATTAATAGGATAATCGCCGCAATGACTGCCATTATCGCCCAGCCTACTGGTCCTAAAGCCACAATCCATTTTCCAATTCCTAATGCTCCTTTACCAAGAACGTTTCCAAATTTACCAAAACTTTTAAACATTATCCCGAAACCACTTTGACCAAACCACTTGGTAATTCCGCCAGCCTTACCAACCGCCTTGGCAAAATCAAATAACTTAAAGTTGACCTTACCTGCAAGTGTAAAGACCTTACCAAAACCAATTAATAGTGGTCCAACTGCCGCCGCCATACCTAGCCACTTAACAATATTTTGTTTTTGTTTGTCTGATAGACCCTCAAACCACTTAGTAAGTTGTTGGACCTTGCCTATGGCTTTTTCTAGGAGTGGTCCCCATATTCCAGCCGAGGCATTAAAGAGGTCAGCACCTGCCATTTTTAAACCGTTAAATAACTTTTTAAAGTTGTCTATTGGGTCTAGTGTCTCGTCAAAGGTAGCAGATACAGAACCTTTAGCTAATTCTGCCGCATTGGCAAAACTTTTGAAGTCTAAGGCTCCACGATTTATGGCATCAAGCATAAAAGTAGCTCCCTTTGTGCCAAAATATCTACTTGCAATATTTAGCTTTTCTGTGTCTGACCCTGCTCCATCAAGTTGTTTTTGTAGGTCCTTAAGTCCCTCACTTAGTCCCTTACCGTCCTTAGCAAAGGCAACTTGTGCCTTAGACATATAGGACATGGTCTTACCTGTATCAATACCAGATTTTTCCAAGTTACCCATAAGGGCAGTGGCTTGTGCAAAGTCTAATTTAAGGCTCTTAAGTTGTGGTGCTCCTCTTACAAGAGCATCAAAAAGCTTGTCTGTGCCTTGACCTGTGTCTTGTGCAGTCTTAGTAACTGCATCTAGGACCTTATCTAGGTCTTTACCCTCAACTCCAAGTGCAGACATCGCCTGCTTAGCTTGGATTGATGCTTGAGATATATCTTGCCCGTTTATTTTTGCAAACTTTATTATGTTTTCAGAGGCATCTTCTAAGGCTTTGCCTGTAAGTCCAAATTGGGTGTTTACTTCTCCCACTGCATCGCCTATTTCTTGGAGGTCTGCTGGCACCTTATTGGCTAGATTTTTAAAAGTCCCCTCAAAGGCTTTCATATCCTTACCAGTTGCACCAGTCTTAGTTGCTATGGTGTCAAGTGCATCGTCTACTTCCTTCCAAGCTTTTGTGCTTAATGCACCGACTGCAACAATAGGAGCAGTAACGTACTTAGTCATTGCTTTTCCTAATCCGTTAAGGCTTTTACCAGTTGCCCACAACCCTTCGGCAGTTTGTTTATAGTGTTTTTGAAACTTATTTAGATGCCCTTCCATAACTTCAAGAGGCTTGGAAAACTTGTCAACTAGCCTTATTTGAGCATCAAATATTCTACTTTTCGCCATATAAGTCCTCCAATTCCTTTTGTTCTTTCTCTAACTCTTCTATCTCCCTAAGAAAAAATGCCCTTGTGATTACTTTTTCACCATAGGGCATCTTAAGGTATTTATAGGGACTCCAACCCTTTTCTTTGTACAGCCAATAAGCAGTCTGTACGTGTGGATTGGAGTCTATGAGTTTTTTACTTTGCTTTCTTCGTCCTCATATCCTGATAGGTCCTCAATGGCACCTGAAAGGATATCCATTTCGCCTGATAACATTAGCTTTTCTACAAGTTCGTTAGGTGTTTTTGCCCCGAATCTCTTTTGTAGGTCTTGATTTTTAAATACATCAGGGCAACCCTCTACAATAGTTCTTAATTGTGCTTGGTATCTTATAAGGTTAACCTTGGCACTGTTGCCCTTACGCATTGTTATATCCATCATGTTCTCAGCGATTTCTCCTGCAAGTGCTGGATCTAATGCTTGGATAGGGAAAATAAATTCTTCCCCACCCAATTTATTTAATCTTATTTTCTTTTCGCTCTTTGGCATTTGCACCTTGCCAGCATCAAATTGCATTAATTTTTCTACTGCGTTCATCTCATCACTCCTCTATAAAGTCATATAGTTCGTAGTGTCTAAAGTTAAATGGGATTGTTTCTTCAAGTGCCTTTGCGTGTTCGAAGTCAAATAATGTTAATTCTGTAAATGTTACATTTTTAAGCATTATTCTTTCTGCACCAAGAGCAGTTGGGTCATCTAATTTACCCATGATTTTTACAACTGGTGTCCTACCTTGTGACAACTTAGTGTGCATTAGTTGCAGTCCAATTGATGAGTATTTTCCCATTGTAAGTGAGCCAGAGCCTTCAAGTTCTAGGAGCTTTTTGCCTTTCCATAGGTCTCTAGGTCTTAAAATATCGCCATTTGTCATCGCTACCTTAGCTTCAAATTTTGTAAGGGTAGCTAAATAGGTGTCCTCGACCCACACCTCACCGAAAGTCCCGTTAATTACTTGTTCGTCTTGTATATCTCTTTTCATTCTTTCACCTCTTAAATTACTACATCAAGTTCAATTTCTTCGATGGCATCAAGGATTTTACAGTAAGCCTTGATAAATACCTTATCCTTAGTGTCAGCTTCCTTAATTTCCTTAAGATCCATTTCATCAACATTTCTTCCGTCAACTGTTTCGTGAGCCAAAGACTTTAGAAAAGCTTTTTGTGCTTCGATGTTGATTTCCACGTGTGATGAGCCTTTAGCTAGTAGTCCATCACCTTCAAGGACTTCCATGTAACCCTTAATTGCAGACATAAGTCTTACTTTATTATCATAAGAGTTTGCATACTTACCAATGTAAGAGTCTTGTGCCGCCCATTGGATATCATCAGCCATAGCATCCATGATGTCTACAATCTTGATTTTCCTAAAGGATTCTCCCTCGATTTGGCTTGTAGTTACAAGAGAGTTAACTCCTCTTGCTACCTTGATTTTTTCGCCGTCATTTAAAAGTACAAATTCACCCTTACCAATCTTTTGACCTATTTCCTCTTGTGTAAAGTGAGTACAAGCCTTAAGTTCTGGAAGTGGTGCATAAGTACAAGCAATTTGCATTGGTGTACCTGCTATAAGACCTGCAATTCTTGATGTGTACTCGTTTGTCTTGTATTCTTTTGCTCTAGTGCTAACACTTGGCATTGTAAAGTTGATGATTTTCTTGTTGTCAGCATTTACATTAGCTGCAACAAACTTACATCTCTTATCCTTGTTGTCATTAAGTGTCTTTATCCAAGTTGCAATCTTTTCACTGTCTGTCTCATCTGCAAAAGGTACAGCCAAGTAGTCCCATCTAAGAGTTTCAAGCATCTTAAAAGCTTCCGTAGTTACATCAAATTTAGGATTGTCAGCAGTTTCTGATTGTTCCACTACAACAATTAGCTTTTTAGGTGTCTTTTGATAGCCTATAAGTGCTAACTCAACTTGTTCTCTGTTCTTTTCTGATAGTTCTTTAGGGATATCTGATGCCGTATAGATGTCATAAGTCCCCTTCATTTGCTTTTCTTGGAGGACTAGGGCAACGATACCTCTTATGCTTCTGCCAATTCTGGCAGTACCTTGTTCAATAAAACGTATGTGTAGATATGGTAAGCCTAATTTAGCCATTTATATCTCCCCTTTCGTATTTCATTTGTATTTCTTTCATAAGTTCGTAATTTACAACGTTCTTTAATTTGTCCACGTAAAATCCAAGTTCAAAGGTGAAAAATAAGGAATTATCCTCTATATACCAACTGTTATTGGTTATCAGTAGGTATAAATCGTCAATCTTTAAGCTGTAATTAAAGATTTCGGACAGTTTATCTCCTATTTCCATCAGTGAGTTCTTGTCTGCCTTTTGATATTGAACTACCACTCCATAATTGACATAATCGTTAGTATTTGAGTAGGATTCCCTTTCAAAAGTTTCAAAGTAGACAAAAAAATAAGGCTTATTCAAGTCATGTTGTGCCTCACTTTTTAATACTTTCTCCTTAAAATTCTCGTGGATTTTCTTTGTGATACCTCTTTTGAGGTCTTTTCCTTTAATCATTTATTTCCCCTCAAATAGATCATCAAATATTTCATCTAATATTTTTTCAGGTAGTGCATTTAATTCAGGTTCTAGTTTGTCTATTTCCTTTTTAAAGAAAAAGTTACCATGAACATAAGATTGACCATTCTTTGTTGCTTTTCTACCTTTACCGACCACAGCGTGACCTCTTTCAACTAAGTGATAATGTGGAGCCGTCGAAAATACTTCGGTATGATAAACCCCTCTGTCTTTTCTTACTTTATTAGCTTTCCATCTGCCCCTTAAATGCTGACTAGGAGTCTTTACCTTGCCATCATACCTACTATTAGGGACATAAGGAGTAGCTTTTTTTATTTTCTTTTTGAGATCTTTAGCTGCTTTTTCATACTTATCAATAATTAAACCTGGAGCCTTTTTCTCTGCCAGCTTTAACTTTTCTGAAAAATCGCTAAGTCCCTTAATTTCTGTTAACTGTGCCATAAGACCACCACTTCCATGTATCTGTTTTGGATTGTAGGTTCAATAAAAGGTGCAATGTAGATGATTTCTGCCTGAATTCCGTTAAATTCTACATAGTCATTAACTTCGATGTCCTTTCTTTTTCGCATCTTAAATCTGTAAGTCATATCACTTTCAGACTTTCTATTTTGCAAAAATTCTCTACCTGTTGTGGGTATGAGTTCCACCCAATCCTTGCATATAAGCTTAGGTTTTTGTTCATACTCTCCTACATCATTGAGGACATCTTCGGTTTCTGACCTGTCATAAAACTCAACCTTTACTCGGTTTCTTCCTGGATTATACATTTACATCACCATACTCTAATTGAGTAATCATACTTCTTACGATGTAGTTCATTTCAAGAGCTTGCCCCATCATGTATCTTTCATCGTATAGATTTTGTATGATTACAAGTTTCACTATTTCAGCTCTTGCCTTAAAGTGGTCATTTTCCTTTTTCTTAAGATAGTCAGTTACTCCAGCTACGAGATAATCTTCGGCTACCTGCATTAATTTAGTCAGATAGCCGTCATCATCATCGTAAGTCACTCGCAGATAATTTTTTACATCTTCAAGGGTCATATTTTACCCCCTTTTTGCTTAGGCAACTGTTGTTTCTGGGATTGTTAGGTAGATAACTGCCTCATCATCAACTACTTTTACATCAAATCTTTCAATTACTCTTAAAAGTGTAGCATTTTTTGTAAATCCAGCTTCAGTAGATCTTGCAATTTCTACTCCTTTTCTGTCATAGAAGTTGACAAATTCAGCAAAATCACCAATGTAGAAAGGATATTTCTTAGCATCTTGTGGTAATAACTCATCAGCTAATACAACAATTCTCTTGCCTTTGAATAACTTTTGTGTTGGTGTTGTAAGGTCAGTAGTTAGGATTGGTCTCTTGTTGCCATCTTCTAACTTGTCAAGGTAATCAAAACCTGATTGGTTAGTAACAATTACTGCAGTGTTAGCAATTGCAGGGTCTAACTTAACATTTAAGATAGTCTTAATGTCCTTGTAGTCCTTACCAGCAACCTTAGTATTAGCAGTCTTTAAAAGGTCTAAGATTTTTGCGTTTTCTGTATTAACTGACTTAGTTGTAAAGTTGTTGCCGATAATTTCAATAAGTGGGAAAGTAGTATCTTCTAAAAGTGTGTTAGATACTGGGATAATATCTCCGTAGTCCTTAACTTCCCAAGATTGTTGAGCAAATGTAAGGTCAGTTTGTCCGATTTCTGATAATTCGTCAAACTCAACTAGCTTGCCCTTTTGGTCTTTTGCTACTGGGAATTTACCTGACATAGTAGTTACTGGCACTACGTTACATAGGTCTTTAAGAGATACCTTATATCTCCTAAATTCTTTAAGAGTTTTGCCTTGTTCTTCTGGTACTAGATAGCCACCTTTTTCTGGATTGTGTTCGATTTGACCAGTAGAAGCAAGATTATATACTTCCATTTCTGCATCTGTAACTGGTTTGCCCATTACAAGCTTGTTAAATACCTTGTTAACATCGATATCAGCTTTAGGTGTTCCCACTTCCTTACCATTTTCCACGATGTTTTTAAATTCTTCTTTTTCTTCTTCAAGCGCAAGATCAAGTTCTTTTCTTGCTTGATTTAAAAGTTCGATTTTTGCGTGTGCTTCGTCAAGCTTTCCTTGCTCTTGTAGAGCTTTCATATCGTTTTTGATATTTACGATTTTGTTTTTAATTTCTACGCTTCTTTTCATTTTTTACCTCTTTTCTTAATTCATCGCCATAGCGATATCAATTTCTTTAAGCTTTCTTTCTTCCTCGTCTGTGTTTTTGATCAATTCCTTTGGAGTGTGCTTGTAATTTAAGACTGATTTTCCAAAGTCATTTTTTACACTTGACGGATTTGTAACCTGGATATTAAAAATCTCACTTGCAGATTTGCCAGTGAGCCAAGTTTCTTTATCTATTAAGTTGTTGATTTCCTCTGCCGTCTTGCCTTCCATTGCTTTTGTCATGTAGGTTTCTACAAGCCCTTTTTGGAGTTCGTCTAAGGTTTCTGCCCACTTGAGTAGGTCCTCAGAATTTCCCATAACTCCCACCATAGGCTTGTGTATCATAAGATAAGCATTTGACGGCATCTCAATTTCATCACAGCCAAAGGCTATGATTGATGCGGCTGATGCTGCAAGTCCATCTATGATAGCTTTTGTGTGTCCCTCGTGTCTTTGTAGCATGTTACTAATCGCCATACCTGCAAAGAGATCACCGCCACCAGATGATATAACTACATCGATGTTTTTCTTTGCATCTTTTAAGAGGTCTCTTATGTCCTGTGGGTAGGTTTCTACTTCATCACCCCAAGACCAACCTTTCCAAGCATCATCGACTATGTCGCCACTTACAAAAATTGTAGTTTTGTCTGCTTCATTTTTAACTTTAATCACTTTCCTCACCACCTTTCGCATAAGCTTTTCCTATATCATCAATTGGTACATAAGTACCATTAACCATAAGGACATCCCCACCGTCAATCTTTGGCATACCAGAGTAAGCCCTTGCTTCGTTTGGAGTGTAAATTCCGCCTGATACATACTTTTGCAGAGCCTCTGCTTGAGATTTCAAATCTCCTCTTAGGATAGTCGCTACGTTAAATTCAGTATGGACTCCCTTATTGATTTCATCCTCAAATAAAAGTTTGTAGTCAAATTCTTCTTCATACTTTTTAAGGATAACTAAGAGTGTATCAATTAAAAAAGTCAAGTTTTGCATCTCTGATGAGTTGTAACTTGACTTGTCATAGTTATTTAATTGGTTTGGTTTTATCCCAAAGGCGGCAGCTATTTGTAAGCCTGTAAACTTCCTAAGTTCAAAAAATTGTGCATCTGTAAGTTTAATGTCAAGTGGAGTGAGTTTCATCCCCAAAGGTATTGGCACAATGTTTCCATTGTCCTTGTCCCTTACAAATTCTGTTATGGTCCTTACAAGTTCCTTTTTCTTTTCCTTGTTAAGTTCTCCGGTATATTCCAGGATTGCATTGGCAGTAAGTCCTCTTGAGTATAAGTCATTGAGATACTTTTGTGCTTCTATGGATCCCCTTATAGTTCCTGCAAGTTCCTCAGCAATTGATGTGCCCACTATTCCATCTCGTGACAGTCCACCCTTTAAGTGGATGATTTCCTTGTCTTGATAGTAATAGTCTTTACCCTTGTCGGTGTACTTGTAATAATATTTTGTTTTGTGACTAAGTATGTGGTCATCATCAACAACTACTTTGACCTTTCTAGGGTCTAGTGGATGCAGTCCAACTCTCTTATTGCCAATGGTTTCTATCAAGGCATAAGCATTTCCGTAGTGGTTTCGGTTAAATTCCATCAAGGTCTTAAAATCTGTAGGAGTCATAAATGGATTTGGCCTTACTTTTAAAAGATAGTTTATGTCACTATCAGTAATTTTTATTCCCTCGCCATCTTTCAAGTGGATTGATAACTTACCTATGGACTCACTAAGGATCTTTAGGCAAATGTAATAAGTTATTTCTGATGTATTTGCCTTTGTAATTAGGCTCTCGATGTTTTCCCCTGTGCTGATGTTTATGGTTTCCCAGCCATCTTGGTTATTTTTCCAAGTAAAGGTGTTTTTAACTGCTTTTCCAAAGTTTTTAATTATTCCCATCTTTTTCACCGCCTTTCTCTTTCATAATTTCAAGCCATTCTTCTATGTCTGTTTCTGCGTTATATCTCTCAGTATTATCTATCGCCATTGCAAGCTTCCAGGCATCTATGACAGCATAGACAACGTCAATCCTTGCTGTGTTAGTCTCTTTCATGACTTTAATTTCCCCGAAGGAGTTTTGCGTTGTTTTTGCATTTGCAAAGGACCATTTCAAAAGTGCATTGTTTTTGTCATATTTAACTTGTAGGGCTTGAATTGATAGTTGCAAGTCCACAGTGGCATCATTTAAGGACTTGGCAGATTGAACTATTTCCACTAAGTCACAGTTTAAAAAGTCTAAGTCTGCTAAAAAAGCATTGGCATTATGACCATCATAGCCACAAGCTGTTATTACTAAGTTATAGTCCTCAATTAGCTTTTTTAAATGACTAATTATATATTTGTAGTCTGTTTTTAGTCCAAAAACACCCTCAGTTAAGGTTAAATACCCTTGCCTTGCCCACATTCTATAAGGTGCTTCGTCTGTCTTTTCGTGTTCCTCTAGCCTTAAAATCGGCATAAAAGAGTGAGAATAGACATAGTAATAATCACCAAATTTAAAGACTAAGGCTATTGAGGTTAAGTCTCCACCAGAGGACAAGTCAATTCCCAGTATGCACTCTTGACCCTTAAAATCTTCTAAGGTTAAGTCAGATTCGCACTTCTTAAACTTGTCAAGGTCAACATAACCTGCACCTGAATACTTAACCCAGACATTTAGGGACTTGGTCAAAAAGTTTATTAACTCTTGACCGCCTTTTTCCTTGGCATCTATAGCCTTTTCGGACATATCCTTGACCTTCTCCATATTGTAGGAGTTGTCCTCATTCCATAATAGGATTGGATTTGCCTTTGCCCAGTTCTTATAGTCCCAGATATCGTCATCTTTGTCCATCTCTGCGATGTAAATAAAAAGAGATTCCTTTTCTACTACTCCAGATAGGACTTTCTTTGCAAGTTCGTATTGTTCATAGCAGGGACTATTGATGTTAAAACCTGCCGTTGTTATAGCTAAGGTCAGTGGACTTCCCACGCTTATTTGTCCGTCAAGCATAAGCTTATACATTTGATTGTTAGGATGGGCATGGTACTCATCGATTATAGCAAGGATTGAACGGAAACCATCTGCAGACTTGGTATCTCTACCAACTGACTTTATTTCAGTCCCAGTTATCTTTGATGTTATTGTTCTTTCGTGCCTTCTAATTCTGTATAACTCCGCAAGTTCTTCGTCTGCGATTATAAATTTTTCAACCTCATCCCAAACTATGTTAGCTTGGTCTTGCTTAGTGGCTGCACAGTAGATTTTACCTTTTTGGTAGCCGGAAAATGTTGCACGATTGTTGATTTCAGTTCCTGACAAAAAGGACTTGCCGTTTTGTCTGCCCATTTGTACATAGGCTTCCCTAAATCTCAACTTCGTACTTCGCTTTTTTCTCCAGCCGTGGAGGGAGCCAATTATAAAATTTTGAAAGCCCCTAGTTTTTAACTTTTGAGGTTCTGTACCCTCTAGGATAGTGAGTTCATTGGCTATGTTTATAGCTCTTTCTGATAGTTCCACGTCCCAGATGTAGTCAAAGTCTTTTCTTTCTAGGTCCCTTAAGTGCCTTTTGCAGCAGTCAATTTCGGCTTGCCCCTTTAAGACTTTACCGCTTACTACTAACTTGGCATATTCTGTTACTCTATCCATCAATATATCTTAGGTATTTGTTAGTCTCGTTCTCTTCTTTGGTAGGGACAATTAGTTTAAGTCTATCAGTAGTCGCAAGCCCTAACTTACTGGAGCAAGTCATTATTTGCTTGATTATTTTATCTTGAGCGTTTATCAAAGGAGATATTTTATTGTCTTCGGTTACATATCTATATGTCTCCTCTGCCTTTTGGATTTCTGCCGTGATTTCCAAATATTGTGAGTAAGCGTTGCAGTATATGGCAAGTATAGACAAGTCAAGATTGTCAAGGATTTCAATTTTACTTGCTTCCTCTACTACCCTTGCAAATTCCAATTTTGCAGTTTCTGAAAGATAGGCAGGTGCTTTTAAGTTTTTATTATCAATCTTGATTTTATTTTCCTGTTCCTGTCTTTCTTTTATTTTTTCTTTTCCAATTTTTCCAGTCGATGTTGCAGTCGCCTTTCTTGGTCTCGCCATAATCTCACCACCTTTCACACTTAGTCCGATTTATTAAGATTAATCACAATTTTCTTAATATTAATCACATTTTCTTGTAATAAAAAAGCACCTCTGTCAAAAGGTACTTCTTAAAATTTTTAAGTTTTTGGCATTTTCTCGGAAGAAAGGTCCGGCGCTGGTCATTGTAACCTCGTCTAAAACTTTCTGACCCACCCCCGTGCCATTTTTATTTATTTTAAATAATAATTGTTGAGTTTTCTTTTTAGTGTCCTCATCTCTGTTATATAGTGCGTGTATCTCTTGATGGCTCTTATCCGTCAGCCAAAAAAGATTACTAACATCATAAGCCCTAGACAAATCATCAGCCACCTCAATGATATGGTGTGCCAACCTGCCCTCAACAATCTTGCCAGTCTTATAGTAGATCCATAGGTCAATGCCATTAGCCTTAGACTTGCATATATCCTTGACAACATACCAACGCTTATCAGTATAAACACTGTGGTTATCTCGACTATACTTATCATAAGACTTATGGTACTTACTCAAGCAAGTCTTACACATCTTATCAGTAATGGGAATAGACTTCCCACACTTACATAATTTCTTTAACATACTAGCTTCCCGCCCCTAGCTTTAAATGATGTATGTAGTTACCCAGCAATGTGGCTCCTTAGAGTTACACACGCTAACCTATCGTAGAAAGATAAGAACATGAAATATTTTAAATGGTATCCGTTCGCCCGTACAATTATAAACAATAAGGAGGTGATTACTTATCTTTCTATCTCTACTTTATATATTACCATAAACTTAACTGCACTTTACTGCACTCTTTTTATAATTTGTAAAGCTTGACCATGAATCTTATAGACTGCTCTTATGCTATAACTTAGTCTATAAGCTATCTCTCCCCAGGTCATGCACTCTAAATATCTCATCTCTAGGATCGTACCTTGAACTCCAGATACATGACTTATCTTTTCTCTAGCTATCGCCTTCTTGTCCACAAGCTCCTCTATGTCTCGGTTGAGTTCTCTTTCCAAATCAATAATCTTAATGATCAAATCTTCTTGTTCACTATGCCCGCTCGTCTGCACTCTATCCTTGGAGTAGTCGATACCTTTGACGCTTAACCTAGTCTCCATAAGTCTTTCAAGTTGTCGTCTCTTTGTCTCTATCTTTTCATCTAGATGAATTAATTCTCTTAGCTCTTCCTTATCCACATCATGTCCTTTCCGAGTTACTTCTCAGTAACTCCTACAATCTTAAAAGCATCTTCAACACTTCTAGCTACTCCATACAAAACCTTAGCTTCTTCCATCTTCTTGCCGAAATTTATTTGTTCTGGACTTAGTCTACCCTTGACATTCTTAACTTCGATAAAAAACATTTTGCCGTCGCTTTTTCTAAACCCGAAAAGGTCTGGAAATCCTTTAGGAAGTCCCGTGCTTATAAATCTGTCCCCTTGTTTAAAAGTGCCGACATTCGCTCTAAATACTACACAGTAATAACTTAGAGCGCTTCTTATTTGGTCTTGTATTGTCTTTTCGGGTATCGGCTTACCCGTCAAATCGTAACCTGGTTTAATCATCATTCAGTATATCCTCAAACAATTTTTTACTCATATCTTTATCCCTAACCTTTCAATGGCTTCTCTCCGCTTTCTCAAAGCCACCTCTTCTAGTTCTTCTTCTGTATAATCATCGGTAATTTGTTTAAAGTTCTTAAAAGTATTTTTCTTAGTTGCCTTGTAAGTTTTAAAGTAATCTTCAAACACCATCTTTAAAAACTTCTTTCCCAACTTGTTAAAATCAATATTTTGTTTTAAATAGTCGCTCTCTTTAATTTTTACAATCAGTTTATCAAGGTCAGCTAAACTATTAAACTTTAAAAATTTTTTGATCTGTGATGATGATACTTTTTTATCTACCAAGCTATTAATTTTTTTAAGATGTTTTTTTATATCATCATCATTGTTATCATTGTTATCATTGTTATCATTGTTATCATTGTTATCATTGTTGTTAGTTGTTAGCTGATTGTTAGGTCTTTGTTGGTCGTTTGTTAGCTGATTGTTAGTTCCTTTGTTAGGTTTACTTTCTGCACCTTGATACTTTCCCCAATTTACAATGGTTATAAGTCGGCTTTGCTTTGTTGATTTGTTTGTTAGAAATTCCAATTTTTCAAATCTTTTGAGTGCAGTCCTGACATTTTGCGTTGTTATACCTTTTCCACATTTCTCCACTATAGAGTTTAAACTAGTAATCATTTGACCAGGCTGTACGGTATATTTTTGTCCTTTCCACTCCCATTCTTTTTCTTCGTGATTAACCATTAAAAGTAGAGTAATCAGGATTGTTTTTTGCTCTGGTGTTGAATTTAACCATATAGGTTTTTGAATCAGCTCTCTATGAAGTGTTATCCAGCCTTGGCTTGCCATACTTATCACCACCTAACAAATTTCTATAGCTACACCTGTGAGTTTTTGCAGGCTCTCTTTAATAACCTTGGCATCAGAATTTGAGTCTGATAAGTGCATGACATAGATTTTTTTAAGATTGGATAGGTCACTTCGTTCCAGCAAATTAATCGCAGTTTCTAAAGACATATGAGTTTTCTTTATCCTTGCTCTTAAATCAGGGTGGATTTTTTCACTCTTATTTATTGTTTCGGTTACATAATTAACCTCAATCATAAAATAATCGGGACTAAAATTGTAAATAGAATATTGAGTGTCCGTAATAAATACTATCTCCTCTTTTGATATGCTGTCATAAATGACAAAGCCTACTGGTTCTTTTGCATCGTGGATTGTCCTAAAAGGCTTGATTATAAAACTTCCTATTTCTACATCAAGATACATTGACCATTGCCTAAAGGTCTTAACTCTATGACTTTCTAACTTCAAAGCTTCTTTTGTTCCTTTGGTCATATATAGATCCACTCCAGCCTTAATTAAATCCTTACAAGCCTTTGAATGGTCTCCATGCTCATGGCTTACCAAGACCCCATCAATGTCCGTAGTCTTAAAATTGAGTGCTTGCTGGATTTTTTTATATGGGATACCACACTCGATTAAGAGTGTAGTATCCTCATTACTTATCTTGTAGCAGTTGCCTGAGCTACCACTTGCTATAACTTCAATCCTCATCTTTAAAGACCTGACATTCTATTTGAAAAGTGAGCCTACGCATAATATTTTCAATGTTTGCTTTTGATACATTTTCGTATAGTGTAATTGCCTTGTTATTGCTTTCCGCAACTATATCATATATTCCATCTGATTTTTCTATTGCATAAACCATTTCAGGGTTAAACATAATCCCTCTTGCTCCACTTACTATCATTTTCTATTTCTCCTTAAAATGGTGCCTTTGTATCTTCTTCTATGATTTCTCCAGTATCGGGATTTACCTCAATGGTTTCTTCCTCTGGACCTGCCATTTCAAGCATGGCATTATTTTCTGTGTCTCTTAAAACCTCTCTGTCCTCTTCTTCTTTTATGGCGTCTTGAAACTCTGTTGTCAAAACCCCGTACTTGCTTAAAAGTCTTTTAATAACTGTCTTTTGTGCCATCTCATCAAACTGCTTTTTCCAGGGACTATATTCGCTACCATATCCTTGAGAATATCTTTTAGCGTGGTCTGTAACTTGCTCTTTTGTCATAAAAATGGCTTTTTCATATCCGTTTAAAAGTTGGAAGTAAGCAAAGTAGCCGATAACCTTGTCAGAATTAGGCTCTCCAATTATTTCGAAGGTTCCTCTTAAAAAATCTCTTTTGACTTCCATGCCCTCATACAATATCCCAGCATTTAAAGCCTTGTACTGTCCGCTTCTTTGTGCCATTTGGATATATCCCTTATAGCCAATTTGGAATTGTGGTGTTAATTTGCCTTTATTTTTAAAAGGCACAATATAGGCATAACCAAGACTTTTATTAATAGGCAAGTTAAGGGTTGCCGCCTTTAAAGCTTCCATGATTACCTCTTTTGGGTCGCACCCTTGTAAATTGCTATCACCATTGTATAAGTCAATAATTGATGCTAAAAATCTATCTTTATTTTCTTTCAAGGCATCAGCAAATAAGTTTTGCATACCTTGATTTTTAATTAAATTTTTCATTTGGTTTACTGGTGTGATTTGCTTACTTTCTTGTTTTTGTATATTTGCCATTTTAAATCTCCTTATTAAAATTTTCCTGTTGAGCCATATCCCTTAGCACCTCTATCGGTATCTAAATTGATTTCATCAGCTCTTATAAGTTCTACTGGGTCTTTCTTTTTGATTACAAGCTGTGCGATTTTTTGTCTAGGCTCTAGCTCTATTGCGTTATTTGTTACGTTTGTAACTGCAACTGTTATCTCACCTCTAAAGCCACTATCCACTGTACCAAAGTGGACTAATACCCCTTGTTTTGAGACGCCTGACTTTGGTCTTACTTGGCACTCATAATCTTCGGGGAGTTCTAAATAAACACCTGTTTGTGCGTGTATGGTCTGATTTGGTAATATGATATATGGGTCTACCCATTTCTTGCCTTTTAGTTTCTCGTCTATAAGGTCTATACTCCATATCTTTACATCTACACCACTATCTGACTTATAGCCTTTTTTTAGTCTATAAGGAGCTTTATATTTTATTTCTTTCATCTTTTACCTCTTTTCTTTAACATCTCGTAGTCCTCTTTAAGCTCATCTAGGTTATTTTTTAAAAACAGATACTCCACCAAAGAGCCTACAGAAGCATTAAAACTTGTATCTAAAATCTTTTCTATTTTATCTATTTGCGACTTTAAATATATTCGTGCATAATATTCTATTTTTTCTTCGTTTTTCTTCGTTTTTCTTCGTTTTTGCTGGTTCAATCTTCCACCTCAATCAAATTCATATTCTGCCTCAATTTCATTTTCACAAAAAGGACATTTTATTGGCTCGTATTCCCAG